CTCACCTGCGCTGTGCGCCGGCCAGACGCCGGGCTTCGTTGTGCCAGAGCACGACCTCGGACCAGTCCATGTGCTCGAAGGCGGTGATGGGGGTGTTCAGCCAGTGGGCGGTTTCGGCAAGGACGGAGCGCCAGTCCCGTGCGCCTTGGCCTGGGGGAAAAAACCGGCGACCTCCTCCGAGAGCCTGGTGAAGTCGTCGGCATCGAGCTCCTCGACCGCCACGGGCGGCAGCCCGGTCAGGACAGAGACCATGACGATCCCCTGATCGAGCTTGTCGGTGATGCCGACAAGGGCGGCGTCCATCGCCTTGAGGTCCCTGACCTTGGGGCGGGTGATCGTGACCTCGGAGACCTCGCGGTCCTCGACGGTGACGGGGTAATGCAGGCGAAGCGTTTTGGTCTTGGGGGATGTCATGATGTACCTCACAGACCGCCGGGGATGCGCAGGATTGTGCGCTCATCTGCGTTTTGCGACACGCCGTTGACGCGCCAATCCGATGTGAAGAAGTCCCAGTAATAGGTCTCCGTGCCCTCGAAGTGCAGCTCGTAATGCAGGATCTCCGAGATCGTGTAGTCAAAGCCCTGCATCTCGCCGCGCTGGAACGCTTCGGGGCTCGCGGCACCGAGGCGGCCTTCAAGCACCGCCTTGGCCTCGATGGCGGCACCACTGCGCTTGTTGCGGATCACACCGTAGGCCGTGAACTTCTTGCGCGCGCTGGCGCCTAGGCCGAACTGGGCCAGCAGGTCCGGATCCCAGCCTGCCAGCTTGAAGCTGGCCTCAAGCTTCTGGATGCCGACCGCCACCTCGATCTGGACGCGGGAGCCGCCCGGCTGGTGGTCCTGATAGGCTTCCTGCAGGTTGGGCAGCTGCAACTCGGTCAGGGTGAGGTGCTTGGAGGCGGTGGGGTCGTCATCGCCGCAAAAGAGGTTTGCGGCCTCCATGAGGTATATATTGCTCATCTGAGCCTGTCCTTTGTGTTGGGGGTGTGCCTGGTCAGCCGGGCGTGGCAGCTTTGCCTGCGGAGGATGTGCCTAGTCAGCCGGAGATGGTGCCGACCTGTGCCAGCAGCTCGTCGAGCATGGCGTCGAGCGCCGGGCGATAGCGGGCGGACTGGATGCCGAGGTAGCGCAGGACCGGGGCTTCCTCGGCCGCGAAAGTGACGGTGAAGCGGCCCTGACGCAGCTCTTCGGGGCTGTTCTGCGCGGGCAGGAACTTGACCTCGAAGCCCAGAATGTCGCCATCGGCCTTGAGGTTGCGCAGCGCCGTTTCCATGGTGTTCAGAACGGCCTGGATGGTCTGCCCCGTGATGTTGAAGCGGCCGAGGTAGAACCGCAGCGTGCGCAGCAGCATCAGGTGGATGTAATCGCGCCCGCGGGTGACGTTGTAGAACCGCCAGAGGTCATCCTCGCCGGCGTTGTCGGTGCCGACGAAGATAAACCCGCCCTGACCGATGGCGCTTTCGACGCCCATCTCGCCGCGCAGCAGGATGCCGATATTGGCCGCGAGCAGGCTCTGGCCCTCGGTGGCGCCATCGGTGAGCGAGAAGGCAATCGGGCGCGAGGGTCCGACGATGCCCTGCACCGGCTGGTTGGCCCAGCTGTGGAACGGGCGGCCCTGGAAGGCGTGATCCCGCCTGACGCCGATGCCAATGACCGCCGGGGAGAGCGGCTGGACCACTGTGACCCCATCCGAGAGCACGCGCACCGCAGGGTCCACCGGGATCAGGCGATAATGCGAGATCGTCTCGCGCCAGTCGAGTGCGTCCTGCAGGGTGGTGGCGGGGCCATCGACCACCGCATGGGCCAGCAGCTTTTCGCAGATCGGGGGCAGCGCTGCGCAGACGGGGTTTGCATCACCCCCCGTGCGCTGGCTGGTAAAGCCCGGGGCACAGATCAGACGGGGCGTGACGCCCAGCTCAGCAGGTGCATTCAGGAACGCGCTGAGGCCAGTGGTAACACCGTCACCGACAATGTTGGCGATGGTGTCGTATATGTCCGTTCCATCCTCAACGCGCACCACGACAACCTTGGCTGCGGCCTGGAAGGACCCCAGCTGGGCGTTCACAAGCGTAATCGCATCGCGCAGGGTGCCCGTTGCGCCAAGCGCGGTGAGTTTTGTGGCGTCGTCGGAATAGAGAAACACCGGAGTGTTCAGCGGAAACGCGGAGGCGTCCGCATCAGCCGCGGTGCCGATGATACCGACGACGGACATGTCGCTGGCCACAGGTGGGCGCGGCTCGGTGTCGATCCGCTGGATCGACAGGCCAAAGGTAGGATCAGACATGGGGGATGTCCTTTGCATGGGTGGCACCCGGCGGGCGCTACGGAAGGTTGAAATGGGGAGTGCAGACAGGTTCGGACGCATCTGCGTGTCGGAAAGTCGACACATCGTCGAAAAACCGACACACAAAAATCGACGCTCAGATGTCCGGTCACGGATCAGCCCGTCCGAATGGCGGCACCGCGCTCTGCGGTGACAAAGCCATTGGCTTCGAGATAGGCGAGCCCTTCGGTGACATCCGGGCTGGTCAGGTCCACATCCTCTGCGAGGGTCAGCATCAGCAGGAAGTCGGCGACCACCGGGTCTGCGGTCTCGGCGGCGCGCAGCGCGATGCGCTCGGCTCGGGTGAAGCGGCGGAGGAAGTCGAGGCGCGAGACCACCGTCACGGGCTCGGGCGGTGGGGGTGCTGCGGCTGCAACAGGGGCTGGGGCCTCGAACTTGCGACCGGTTTTGACAAAGCCCGGTGCAACCGCGTCCGGTACCTGCACATAGTCTCCGTGCAGCGCGGGGTGAATGCGGCCCTCAAGGGTGTCCAGCACCTCGATGACGGTGTCGTTCACGACTTTTGCAAACTTGCTCATGAAGGTCCCCTTTACAGGATCAGCGCGTATTGAAGGATGATCAGCCCGTCGCCGCCAAAGCCGTGGCCGGTCCCGGTGCCAAACTGATAGCCGGACCCGCCACCGCCGCCTGCGTTGCCGCCGTGGCCGCCTGCGGAATACTGGCCAGCGCCGCCGCCACCGCCGAGGATGCCGCCGTTTCCAGCGACCATGTAGGCATGGCTTGCAGAAGAGCTGTAGGACATCGCGCTGCCGCCCCCGGCACCGGGTCCGCCATTCCCGGCGTTGGTGCCCGCCATTTCAGAGGATTGCTTCGTTGCGGCATTGCCACCGCCACCTCCGCCGCCGAGCAGGATCAGGTTGGGATCAAAGATGGCAAAGCCGCCGCCGCTTTCGGCTGCAGACACATCGATGGAATTGTTGGAATAACTGTTGGCGCCTGCGCCGCGTCCGCCACTGCCGAGCAAGCCTGCGCCGCCTTGGCCGCCGTAGGAGTAATAGGTACTGCTCTGAGCGGCGCTCATGCCCAGCCCTGCCGTTCCAGCCCCACCGGCGCTGACGTTGGACGTGTAAGGACGTGTGCCGGGGAATGAGATGGAGGCACCGCTGCCGCCGGTATAGGTTGTGCCAGCCCCGCCCGGGTGGCCGTTCCTGTCACCATCAGGATGTGGGGCCGCGCCACCACCGCCTCCAGCACCGCTCGACGAGCTGTAAGACCCCGTTCCTCCATTGCCGCCACGCCGGTTGATGTCACCACCAACACCGTTGCCCCCGGAGCCACTGCTGCGAGAACCGCTATTGCCGCCCGTTGCGGAGAGCAACGCTCCGAAGGACGAGGTGCCGCCGACGCCGTTATATCCTTGGGACCCAGCCCCAACCGTCACGGTGATGGTCCCCCCGATGGTCAGCTCGGCTACGGGAACTTCCGACAGTGCAAGGCCACCGCCGCCACCGCCATATCCATTGCCGGTCCCGCCGCTATTGACACCGCATGCACCCCCGGCCCCCCAGACGCGCACAATCAGCGGCACCTCGGGGTCGATGGTCTCGGGGATTTTCCAACCGTAGCTTCCGGCTGCATTGAAGATATTGATCTGGTTGCGGGGGCCACCGCCACCGCCCGCCGTCATGTTCGCCGGGTTAAAGACCGTGCGCATTTTTG